TAATTTTGCGTTACGCAGACACGTTAACGATCACGATTGGTAGCGGTTTAACAGGCACAGAAAGCGTGGCGGCAGGCGGCTACAAACGCGCAACTATTACGGCTGGTTCAGGTTTTGTTAGTTGGGCGTAATGGCTACTTATTGGGCTGAACTTGACACAAATAACACAGTTACGCAGGTCATTACAGGCGTAGATGACGCAACTATTGAAGGCATACCGACAGGCGAATGGTATTCAATTTTTTTAGGTAAACCGTGCGTAGAAACTTGGATAGACCGCGAGGACAAAACCTACGCAGGTCTTGGCTACACATACAGTTACGAAACACAAGATTTTACGCCGCCAGTAGTCGAGCCGTAATGCGATGCGATACGGTTTATTTGCGCTAATACTTATGTTGACTGCTTGCGAAAGTACACGCGACAACACGATCACCGTAAAGTCACGAGTTAAAAACATGACGTTAGATAACTGCAACGTGCCTGACCGATGCGGCATCACACCATGACTCGACACAGATACACGTCAGACGAACTACACGCACGCATGATCGTCACCGTAGGCGTACTACTTGCAATAGTTTTCAGCACGATAGTTTTAGGCATGACCTACGGCCTGTTGTTTGTTAGTCAGCCTGAAAAGCAAGCACCGAACGACGCAGCGTTTATAGATTTAATGTCAACGATTGTTGTGTTTTTGACTGGCACATTGTCAGGCATTGTTGCGTCTAACGGCATAAAAAAACAAACTAAATAACAATGCCTAATCGCGCTTACATAGTTACACAACAACCAGTCGTAAAGTCTGCGTTGGCTGGGACAACGGAATGGGCGCGACTTGCGTGCAAACACAGCGACGGCAGTTTGTGGAATAACGGCACATTTGTGCATCGTGATATTCGCAACAGACCTGGCACGATTAGCAATCATGCTCGAGGGCTTGCAATGGACTTGTCGTACCGTTGGCTAAACCAAAAGAAGCTTGGCAAAGCAGACGGCCGCAAAGCGTCACTAGCGTTTATTGTCAAGTGTTTAGAAAACGCAGACCATTTAGGCATACAACTTGTGATTGACTACGCAATGCAACGATCATGGAAATGCGATCGTGGCACATGGCAACCGCTACCAAGTGTCGAGCAAGGCGATTGGTATCACATAGAAATTGATCCGCACGTTGCCAATGACCCAATCATTGCAAAACAGCGCTGGCAAGCCGTTTTCGGAGTATCACCGACAGAGGCGATTAAAACCGTCTAAGGTTATTTACCTACCCGAGAAAGTAGGTCAATTATGACACTCATTAGCAAAACAGCAATATCGCTATTCATTAGCGTAATTTCAATATTCATATTGACGCCGTCGTCTGCGCCAACAGCCGATGATTTAGCAGTTAGACAGCCTGAAGTATTTGAGGGCTACGGCCAGCCAGTAACCGTGCCTAGTCCAACTACCACAATTGCCATAACTACGCCTATAACGCAACCTGATGCGTGTCAGACCGTGTTTGACATGGCTCGACACGTCGGTTGGGCTGAACAAGACCTAGCACAACTGGTCGCAGTTGCCTACCGCGAAAGCCGATGTTTACCGTTGGCGTTTAACCCAAACGATCCGAATGGTGGTTCTAATGGTGCGATGCAAATTAACCAATTTTGGTGCAAACCGTCGCGCTACTGGCCAAACGGCTATTTGCAGGCTTACGGCCTGATATCTACTTGCAACGACCTATTTGATTTAGAAAACAATTTACGCAGCGCATTAGCAATCTTTAGATACTCGAATGGTTGGCGTGCATGGTCACTTTAAAACATTTATTTCTTGCAACTGTCTTAACTGCGTACACGTATCTGATAATGTCAGTCACCAACAAACGAAAGGCTAAAGATGACCGAGAACATCAACCCAAACTTTGACGCAGACATTGAGCAATTAAAAGCGCTAATGCAAGTCATGGACGAAATAACAGCAAAACGAGTGCCATTAATTGACACAACTAATCTTGTGACCAGTCGAAACATTCGCAACCTAGAAAACTGGGTTAGCGAATACACGTTTGACGACGGCGATCTAGTGCAAGATCTAAAAGCAGCAATCATTGAACTAAAATATTTAACATCTGTAATCAAAGATTTGCGTGAACGCATTGACGAACTAAATCGACAAATAGAAAACCTGCAAGCTGACGGCCAAATGATGTCAGATCGGTTACGTCGTGGTCAATAAATACGTTTTAACACAAGACGAATGGCAAAAGATTAACGTTTACGCCAATGAAACGGTCGAAAGAGCTCGACGCGGCAACTATAAAGATTACGTAGTAGCGCCAGAATTAAGCGTCAATTTGATGGGTTTAATGTCCGAGTATTGCGCTGCACAAATTTTAGGTGTGCCGTTTAATTTTGACAGCATTTTTCAAGTAAACCGACCCGATTTGATTAACGGTTTAGAAATTCGATCAACGCAACACACGAACGGCAATTTGATTGTGTATGAAAACGACAAACCTGCAAACTATGTGTTGACAACAATTGATTTTAAAGAATTGTCAGTCACATTGGTTGGCTGGTTGCATTTCAATGATTGCGTAAATGAAAAATATTGGCGTACTGTGCCGAAAGTACGCAAAGACAGTTATTGGGTACCACAAAAAGATTTAAAACCAATTAGCGACTTACAAAGCACGGTTGCAGCATGAACAACTTCATGGACAACTATGTCGACGTAGCGACACGTTTAAAAATGGCGTTTGAACGTTGGCCCGATCTACGCATTCAGGAAACACATCGCGAAGTCATAGAAATGCCTGACAAATCATGTTTTATTCGTTGCATCGTTACTATTTGGCGTAGCCCTGACGATCCGTTGCCAGTTATTGCGTCAGCTTGCGAGGTATATCCAGGCCGTACGCCGTACACAAAAATGAGTGAAAACGAGGTCGGATACACGAGCGCCATTGGACGAGCGATTGCCATGATGGGGATTGGCGCCAATAAAGCTATTGCGTCCCGTGACGAGGTTGAAGCAGCGCAATCACGTCAGCAAACACATTTGGCTGAGGTTGTGCCATTTCCAGAGGAAGGCGCACAAAAGGTTTATCCAAGTAGTAAGCAATTAGGCATGATGCGCGGTTTAGCTAACGGTAAAGGCATTAAGGGCGATGATCTTAAAGAGTATTGTTGCAACGTACTTGGGCGAACAATTAACAGCACAAGTGAATTAACTAAGCAGGACATTTCAAAGGTAATTGACGCATTACAAGTTACTGGCGAACCACAAAACTAAATAACGGGCATGACCTAAGCCAGTTGCATGGCGGTTGGTAACACACGGCAACGTGGGTAGATGACGCACGTGGTAACACGTCGTCAGGCAAACGATTAAAGCAATGGGTGTCGCGTGAGGCAGGCGACGGGGGGCTTATCGCACTAAGGTTTAATCACAACAAACAATAACAAACAAAACAAAACAAAACAACAGAGCCAAGCCCGACATGCAAAACAATCACAACCGACTGACAGCAAGCGCGTCAGCGCGCGCTAGCACAACGTGGGGTGCACATGGCTAACGCACATCACAATCCCGAATACCAAAAAAACAGGGGGGTGGTACTTCGAGAACAGCCGACCTGCACCGTTTGCAACAAAACACCCAGCACACAAGTCGACCACATCGTGCCAATAGACGCAGGCGGCGGACACAACTTAGAAAACTTGCGAGGCATATGCGCCAAATGCAACAACACACTTGGCCACAAATATGTGACACAACGAAACGAAATGCGACGCACCATTCGAGCCGAGGCCATGCGTCAAAACGGCATAATTGACACAGAAAACAAAACAAAACAAAAACCGTTTTTTATTGAGAAACAAAAATCTACCCCGACCCAACTCAAGATTATCCCCGAAGGGCTGAACCAGCCTGAACTGGCGGTGACTGGCCGTGATGAGCCAAGACTAGAAACGTTGGTGGCGGATCAGGTTGGTTCGTTTGGAGCTGAGGTGGGGGGCTGGGCTTTACAGCATCTTGGTATGGAGTTAATGCCTTGGCAACAGCGTGTGATTGATCGGCAGTTGTCGTTTGGTGTTGATGACGAGTTTTTGCATCGTATTTCTTTGGTGTCGACGGCGCGTCAGAACGGCAAGACGGTTGCTTTGACGGCGCTTGTGGGTTGGTGGTTGACGGAAATGCCTAAGCATCGTGGGACGCCTCAGACGGTTTTGACAACTGCGCATCGTCTTGATTTGGCGGTCATGCTTTACGACAAATTGGCAGACATTTTGAAGCTTAAATTTGGTGCGACGTGTCGAGCGTCTTACGGTCGCAATAGTGTGACTATGCCTGACGGATCGTTGTGGTTTGTGCGTGCTGCTAATAATTCTGTTGGTCACGGTATGTCTTGCGATCTAATTGTGGCTGACGAAATTTGGGACATCGGGACATCGGTTATTGACGGCGGTTTGTTACCTAGTCAACGTGCTCGCAAATCGCCTTTGTTGTCGTGTTGGTCTACGGCTGGCACAGAGGCATCTACGGCTATGCAACGTTGGCGTGAACAGGGGCTGCGTGCAATAGATCGCAAAGAGCCCAGCAGTCTTTATTTTGCGGAGTGGTCGCCTCCGCCTGACATATCGCCTATGGACGAGCAAGCTTGGGGTTGGGCTAATCCTGCGTTAGGTAAAACGTTAGAACTTAAAACGATTGTGGCTGAAGCTGAAAATCCTGATCGTGCAGCGTTTTTGCGTGCGTCATGCAACCTATGGGTCGCGTCAGATAAATCGTGGATACAACCAGGGTTGTGGCCCGATCTTGAGTACAAAGATCTGATGCCTGACGGTGGCACGGTAGCGATAGAAACCAGTCTTACCGATGACCGATATTTTGCCACTAGAGCCGTTGTGTTGGACGATCGGCGCACCGTTGTCACAGTCGAGTTCGTGTGCGACACCTACAACGAAATGATTAACCATGTTGAACGTTTAGCCAAAAACACGGCAGTCAAATTTGCTATTAGCCCGTCAATAGATATTCATTGGCCGTTGACATTAGAACGTCGGCGTGCCATTGTCGGATACGGCGAAATCCTTAAATTTACGCCGCGCATTAAATCAATGATTCACGAAAAACTGTTGTGGCACACAGGTGAAACAATGCTTGCCGAACACGTACAACGAGCCGTCGCAGTACGGTCACAAAACAGCATTGCGCTATCTAGCCAACGATCCCCAGGCCCTATCGAATTAGCACGATGTTTAGTTTGGTGCGCAGCGCTTGCCAGCCGACCTACATCGTCAGGTAAACCAATGATTGTGTACGCAGGTGGCTAGTATTTTATTGGGTGGCCGTCATTGCCTTAAACTTTCTCGGTTCGTGCTTGGGCGGTCACCTATCAACACAAGCAGGCAACACGCATGGCATACTTAGCCAATGGCAATCTTTAACAGATCAGTTAGCAAAGCGGCGATATCGCCTGAGCCAACCAAAGCGGCAGCAGCTGGCGGATTTTATAACAGCGTAAACAACGGCGGCGCCAATATGGTCGGCGTTTATTATTCCTACATTGAAGGCGATGCACGCAACCGTGCAATGAGCGTGCCAACCGTCAGTCGAGCGCGCGATCTTATGGCCAGCGTTATCGGTTGCATGAACTTGAAAATGTACAACGAAATTTGGAATGGCAACGAAATGGAAAAGTTGCCTTTAGCGCCACGCACTTGGCTACGACGCATAGATCCAACTGTGCCAAATTCGTTTTTGCTTGCGTGGTTATTTGATGATCTTTTCTTTTATGGCAGAGGTTTTCTATACATAACCTCGCGCACAGCCGACGGATATCCAGCGTCGTTTACTCGACTACCTGCAGCAATGGTGCAAACGTTAGATCAATCAGGCCCAGTTTGGTTTGCGCCGTCAAAACAAATCATGTTCCAAGGCGGCGAACTAGATCCAAACGATGTTGTGCAATTCTTGTCACCAATTCAAGGCATCGTCTACCAATCAACACAAGCCGTCGCAACAGCGCTACAACTGGAGGCGGCACGGTTCAGAAATTCTACATCAGCTATACCAGCAGGCATTTTGCGACAAACTGGTGGCGAGCCATTAAGCGCACAAGAATTGGCAGACCTAGCAGCAGCATTTAATGCGGCACGCGCAACAAACCAAACAGCCGCGCTAAACGAATTTGTTACCTACACAGAAACGTTGACATCGCCTGACAAAATGTTGTTAATTGATAGCGCCGAATTTCAGGCAATGGAAATGGCTCGACTGTGCAACATTCCGCCGTACCTTGCAG